TTAGATAGATGTCGGGATATGTGCGTTTCATTAGATACATAAAAACGCCCTGACCGATTAGACCGACGATAACCCAAGCTAGAATGAAAAGCATTTATATCTCCTTGTTCCAACCAACTTGAAGATAACCATATAGAGCCATATCACGATTGAAAATTTTATACCTCATTTTGGCGGTACGTTCGGACAAACCATAAAACGTATGCCGCTTACCATGCTTATCGACAAAAAAGAAAGAATACACTTTGTTGCTCCATATACGATTGATTGTTTCCGCATCGATAAACTTAACTTTCATTTTATTTCTCCTTACGCATTCCAGCCGAGCATATCTTCCAGAGCCTTCTGGTCGATGGTGTTAGCATTAGCAGAACCGATCCACTTATTGATATGCTTGGACGTGGTGCGAGAAAACTTGGTAGCGGTACGGAAATAACCCATGCCGCAGATATAGACTGCCACAGGCGTCTTGTAAGAAATAAGAAAGCGGTTATAACCGTGCTGGATTTCAAGCTGGTTGGAACCGATGGACTGGGCACGAATAGCGATGGATGACATGTTAGATCCTTTCTCGATTATGGGAATATATTAACACATAGGAAGGAAAGAGTCAATGGGAATCGTTTGTAAACAACTGCGACAGGATGTCGCACCTTAGGCATAGCCGTTTACATTCCTCCAGAGCGGGCTGGAGAAACCGAGCATTGGACAGCTATATACGCACCAAAACGACCAGGACCGCTCTCCAGCCGTCGCTGGCCTCAGGCGATCCTGGTCTATAAGCACCCATTGGAATATAGAATGCGCTCCGAATGTCTACAGATCAAAGTCTATAGTTTTGGTAGCCTTTTGCGATTGTATACAGTTTTCTTGTCTACAATCACCTTTTGTCTACATTGAGGTTGTCGGAGTGCTTTCGCTACTGGATTCGGTTTTCGTTTCATTTTACCCCTTCACATTCTATGTTTACTAAATAGTAATGTCCGTCACGGTGTTGACGCACCCACGGACTCTAATACTGTATAGGAGTATCAGCAATGTTATTTATATCCAACAAGTATACCACTTGGTATTTCTCCCTTATAGAGAATCGCAAATCAACTATTCCAGAAGGATATGTTGAGAAGCATCATATTATCCCCAAATCTATCGGAGGAACCGATGACTCCGATAATCTTGTCGCATTGACCGCAAGAGAACATTTTTTAGCACATTGGTTACTAACCAAAATGACTAAAGATAATGAACAAGTAAAAATGAAACATGCTTTGGGTGGAATGACTGGTAATAATCACAATGGAAGGACTCTATCATCTTATCAATATGCGATTTGTAGGCAATCATTTAGTGAAGCACGAAAAGGCGTTATTTCACCCCATATGCTAAGATCGGGTGAAGATCATCATATGTTCGGAAAGAAAAGACCAAGACAATCACTCCTTATGAGCGGTGAAAATAATCCAAACTATGGCAAGTTTGGTGAAAATCACCACTGTTATGGTAAGAAACATAAAGACGATAGGACAGAGAGAATGACTAAAACTTTACAGTCATTAGGCAAACTACCCTGTCCTAACTGTGGCGAAATGATTTCACCGTTGAACAGTCAACACAAAAGACGTTGTATCAACCTTTGATGTTGACCACCTGACGGAGACGGTGGACAATCTCAACAAGGTCATCCTGGGCAGCCATGACCGCACCGATATCCTTGTAAGCAGCCGGCGACTCGTCGATAACATCGGCATCCTTACGGCACTCGATACCCTCGGTCGCCTTGATATGATCCTCTAGCGTGATAGCCTTACGTGCCGCATTGCGAGACATACGACGACCAGCGCCGTGAGAACATGAACAAAACGACTCATGATTACCAAGACCACGAACGATAAACGAACCCGTTCCCATCGAACCCGGTATGATACCGAGGTCGTTCTTACGAGCCCGAACAGCACCCTTGCGGGTCACATACACATTTTCTCCAAAGTGGTTCTCCTTGGAGATATAGTTGTGATGGCAGTTCACAGCCTTTTCGTCAGATACAACGAATGCCGGCAAACGCCCACGAAGAACCTTTAGCACAGCGTCCATCATAACCTGACGGTTGAGGGCAGCAAACTCCTGTGCCCACGATACAGCCTCCACATAATCATCGAATAGCGTCGTGTTTTCTACCAGATAGGACAAGTCCTGATCCGGCAGATACGGCAAGATATGATAGCGTTCCATCTCACGCTTTGCAGCTTCGATGAAATACTGACCTATCTTGTTACCAACACCACGAGAACCAGAGTGTAGCATTACCCACACATAGTCGGCCTCGTCCAGACACAATTCGATAAAGTGATTACCCGTGCCAAGCGTTCCCATAAACTCGAAGGTCTTATGAGAAGCAATCTTCGGATGCTTTGCTAAGATAGCGTCATAACGAGACTTCAACACCGCCCAAGCATCTATGGCAGAACGGGACGCAAAGTTCGAGTTCCACGTTCCTTCGTCGTTCTTACCACCGTTGTCCGTGCGACCATGCGGCACTGCGGCCTCGATAGCAGAACGAAGCGGAGCAAGATTATCCGGTAAATCGTTCGCCGTCAGTGACAAGCGAACAGCCATCATACCGCAACCGATATCAACACCAACCGCAGCCGGAACCACAGCACCCTTCGTTGCTATAACAGAACCAACCGTAGCACCCTTGCCAAGATGAACGTCCGGCATAACCGCTACATGCTTATACACGAACGGCAAGGACGCTATATTTTCCAACTGCGTGCGAGCGTCGGCTTCGACCTCAACACCTTCGCACCACATCTTGAGCGGCGCACCACGACCTTGGACGAACTGATAAGCCATTTTATTTCTCCTAACGAGCCTCTACATAAAAATCGGGCTTGATATACTTATTGAGATAATACTTTTTATATCGTTCAACAGCAACCCGTGAAATGCCACGGAATGTTATGGTCGTGCTATCAACAAAATAGACCGACAGATTGTAGGTTTTCACATTAGCCATTTTATTTCTCCACACAGACATACTGGATCATAGCCTGATGATACTTATCAGGATATATACGAATAAGGGCTTCACCCGCCGCTTTACATTTGTCTAGCGAACTAAACTCCGCAGTAATTCCTGCCTTATAATATAAAAGAGCGATTAGAACGTAGGTCATTATTCTTTCACTCCTTCAGGAAGCATCCAAATGTTTACACCGTGAACCATAAAGTCCTTGGCATCTTTAAGTCCATACCCAGTAGCATGACGCACAGCCTTAATGGCATTGATGAACATGCGATATTCTTTTGAAGCATGAGTACGAATCTTTAGATCATACTTAATACCACGCAGAAGTCCCATAAGGACAGCGTTCTGTAAGTCCTCGCCCATTCCTTCTTTCAGTGAACGCCACATCTTCATGCCCTGCTCGTCTCCGTAATACTTTGTGATATCACGGAGAAGGTTGCGAGCACTAACAATAAGACTTGTAGGAAGCTCAGCCATAATATTGAACCTTTTCTTCTAGCCACTTTTTATAATCGTCGTGACTGAGATAATATTCAAGCACTACTTCAATAGCATCTCTCAAGTCATCCTCCTCTGGCATGGGATTTACAGCCATTGAACGATAATCATGTTTTAGATTTTCTACAACCAAATAGTCCACTTGGTCTTGATCTAAATCAACTGTCATTATCCTCTTCATGTTCCTCATCCTCATATAGTTCGTTTATAGTCTTCTCGTATTCAGTAGGTAGGCGTTCGCATGTTACGCTCTCACTGTAGTAGCCGTTTGAAGTTCCCAACCAACGAACAGTTACAGATCCCTTAATGGTACGAAAGTTATAGAAAGTCCAAGTGGCACTTTCATAATCCGCACCACCGTCCTGCGAGTCCTCACGAGCCTCAAGAATTGGCACTCCTACAAGGTCGTTAAGATCACCTACAATGTCCTCAATGCGAACACTCTCGCAACAATCCTGCTCGTGATAGAACTTAAAGGAAGGAGTATCGCCTGCTCCAACGAACAAGAGAACATCGTTGTCCTTTTCACCCTCGACATGGTGAAAGGTTAATCCTTCCATTTGGCTTAGATTATCAGCAAAATACTTCATTCTACAACCTCAACTCTATCTTCTGCCTTCATATACCAATCGGGAGCAGTATCGCTAACATTAGTCATTATCTATCTCCTTCTCATGCCAATCGACGAGGATGCTTTCCTTGCAATGCATGTCTCTTTGCCATTGTATGGCATGGTTAAAATCCCAAAGCACACCATTGGTCGCCTCAAGAGAACTATCCGCGGTAACTACATAAACGTATCTGCGTTCTTCCACTAGTGTCACTTCATACGTCGTCATTCAGGCACCATCCAAATGTTTACACCGTGAACCATAAAGGTCTTAGTGTAGATTACGACACCGACATTACCATAAAGTTCGGCAACAGTCGGCAGAAGTTCGGTGACAGGAACATAAACAGTTTTGTCCAGATTTGCTTCTGCCATTTCTCACCTATTGATTTGCCGAGTCGTCAAAAGCATTGACGTTCGGAACTGTATATTCATTGCCAGTCGCAAAGATGACCGTGTCGCCTTCAACAACTTCCGCAACCGCACGAAGGTCCCAAAAGCGATGCCAGAAGTCCGGCTTGCCAAAGACCTTGAGGGCGTTATATACACGCTCGTCCTTGAAACCGACAAAGTGGACAGCCATCGTTTCCTCATTTCTCATTCTATGGACATATTATAGCACAAGGAATGGAAGATGCAAGCGAAATCGTATGTAAACGGGTGCGACATTCTGTCGCACCCTTAGTCTATTGATTTTGTAGCAAGATTGTATTAGGCACATACCAAATGCTGGATGCGGTATATGGGCAGGTACTATAATCATAACTCACCCGAATTCCAGCACCATAGAGACTGACATAAAACCGAGCCATTAGTTTACTCCATCAAGAGCCATGATAAGAACGATACCGAAGATTAGACCGACAGTAACAACACCAAGGGCCATAATCTGAACCATTTTACTTTCGTCTAACATTTTAGTCCTCCAGAGTGCCAGGAACAACCCATATTGAACATGAAGTAAACATATTACCACCAAAGCTAGCATATGCTACACAATGACCATATGAAGGAATATACCTATGAATAACCATATCATGCCTCCAAAGTTCCGGGAACAACCCAATAAGATTGATGATCACTATTAGCAGCATATGCCACAACATGACCAAACACACCGAGATTGGCGTATATCATCAGATGATTAACATATACTATCATATCAATCCTCCAGAGTGCCGGGAACAATCCAATAAGAGATATCAGCATCGGGATAGATTTCATCCTGAAGCCAGGTGATAGCAGAATAACCACGGTGACCATCGTGATAGATAGAATAGAAAACTGTCATTTCAGACCTCCGTCAGAATAGCGACAAGCGCAAGAGATATAGGCGCACCGAATAGAACGAAAAAGAGAATAACGTCGGACACTATCGGTTCTCCGCATTAGAGATAAGATCGGGATATAACCACACACAAACACCGTGCCAAATCAACTGGTGCTCGGCCCAGTTATTGATCTGGGCAATGATGTGAACTGGGATATTATTCATTATGCAGCCTCCTGACCGAGTTTATCCGTATCATACACAATCGACTCGCCGAGAAAGTCTTCGTTGGCACGGGCACCAACTACACGGCGAGAGATAATATAACGACCATACGCTTCACCCTCAAAATCGACCAGAGCCGATTGGGCATCTGCCAGCGAATAATAAACGCCGAGCATATAATCACCCTCATAATCGATGCAACCGAAGAGAACGAAAACTTCCATCACTTATCTCCTACTTTGATATTTTTACCAACCGTGAAACCACGCTTCGGACGTTTAGACGATTTCACCTTGGTGATTTTACCACCGTTTTCAGCCCAACGAAGAAGGGCGAGACGCAAAACCACATCTTTGCCGTCTTGGTTTTTGATATGAAAGCGAGTATTTGACATGTTGGAACCTTTCTCGATTATGGGAATATATTAGCACATCGGAACGGAAGGGTCAACCAAAATCGTTTGTCAACGACTGCGACAGGTTGTCGCACATTGATCGCAGTCGTTGACATTCTTCTATCAAATATCAACATAGCGAATGGTAACATTGTCGATATTATATTCAACAATTTCGACGCTATATTGATCTAGATCAATCTTTTCTAAGACTTCTAGTAATACTTCTACGGATTCACGAAACTCTTTTGCTTCGGTCAGATTGTTGAATAACGGATCAAACTCTTGACGGATATTGTCGTTTATGTGATCATAAACAAGAATGGAATAATAGTTGGACATGATTTTTCCTTTCATCATAGGAACATAATACCACGGTAAAAGGAAGGAGTCAATAGAAATCTAATTGTAAACAGTGCGACAGGATGTCGCACCTCAGCTATTGCCAAGCTCAAGGCTCCGGCGCATCTTCCAGACCAGCTTTCTTTCTAGCTGATAAACCCGTGCCTGCGACAGGCCAAGCTCCTCGGCGATGGCATCGATGGTCTGGTTCTGATAGAAACGACGGACGGCGATGAATTGTAAACGTGGGCTAAGGCATTCGATAGCCCGTTTACAGACAACCTTACGGTCAAGGTCATGCATATTGATAAGTTGGAGAAAAGTTTCGTTTACCATTATCGGACGTCCGTATTGAGGGCAGGAGAGAGTTCACGGATAAGCTCACGCTCACGGATATGGGCAGCGGACTTGCCACGCACCACTTCGTAATAGCAGACTTCAAATGCGTCTGGACCATACTTGCGGATCGCTTTACATAGGGCCCAGTCACGTCCCTCGGTCAGGGCACGGTTTACATGCTTCTGCCAGCGACGGATAACAGACTTGGACACAGCCGACTTGTCTACATACGTCACGCCGATATATTCCAGTCCGTTTACAGACAAGGAATAGATGACATGCTTACGGTCGGTGCGGGCTTTGCGCTTCTTGATCATGGTCACATTATAGCACAATGGAACCGAGATGCAAGCGAAATCGTTTGTAAACGAGTGCGACAGGTTGTCGCACCTCTAAGTGACTGATTTCATTAATGATTTTATAAGTGATTGATTATAAAGCGATTTTATCTTAGTCAATTCTTCGATAGTATCAGATACTCCGCATTAGGTTCATTGACCTCGTTTTTACAATTACCTGACTTGATTGCAAATGTCTGACTATTTGGTTTATGATCAAACTTAAATATATTTATCAGTTTTTGATGATCGCCAATAATTTCTATTAGGTTATCTATCTTTACTTTGGAACGATTACTATATGATATAAGTGTGTATTCTGTATCAAACTTTGTCAATAAAGATTTGAAAGAATCCTCGACGACAGAATTGTTTGTGCTTTCAAATTCCGAGATAGCACCTTTGATCTTATCACTCGATACATCATATCTTCTTTTAGACGATCCGACTAAAACAGGACAGTCGTTCTTACATACTGTTGTCCATAGATGATAATAAGAAAAGTATCTTACTCGGGTCGTCTTTGTTTTTTCATTTGATGTTCCATATGGAGGATCGAAGTAGCAAAGATCAAAACTATCCTTAACATCGAAGACATTTTTAGTATAAACTCTATGATCTAGATTATCTATTACATAGTTAGGAACTTTAAGATGTAAAGGTTTATACGTTTTTGAAGACCAATTCTTTAGATATGAGACCTGATGACCCATATCATTTGATACATTATCTAGAGCCAACAACAGACTTGTTAATAACACGGATTTATCTATACAATCCATTGGATAAAGAATGTCTATCTCATTTCTAATTGCATCCAATTTTTCCGTAACATGCATTTGGAACGGTCTTTTAAAGCCATCTTCTTGAATCGAAGATCCATCTCTATCATAACCTCCGTAATTGATAGAGAACCATCCAACTGTTGGCGTTAAACTATTTAAATGATCTACAATAGACTTATAATAACTATGAGGCTGTCTTGCTAACAAATAACATTCGGCAATATGTTTGGAATAGATTGCCATATCATTGCTAGTCGTAACGAATCCTTTGTGTTTGAAAAACTGTGAGACTCTGGTGCTACCAGAAAATCCATCGAGGACATTTTTTAAAGAAATGTCCTCAAGAATTAGATCAATCTTTGGTAGTATCTTATTCTTACTGCCAGAGTATCTTATAGATTCATATCTCATTAACTATTTTTCCCACTCTTGAAACCCATGATAGAGGATAATTGATTGTATGTTCTTTATTCTTCGAATTGGCACCACGGCGAGTTAGATTGTCTTCTGTGTAATCTAGAAATGCCGTGGTACTTACCTTATAAATGTATTTGAGTGTTAGTCCTTCAAACACACCACAATAAAATGCTTTATTTCTGGTGATGCGTTCAAGACTATCAGGCTTTCTTTCAGGATCGGAGAACATGCAATCGATAGCAAAAGTTCCCGACTTTTTTCCATTGTTAGCAACTTTTTCCTGACAAGAAAGATACTCATAATAATTGATACCATCAGTAGCATCGGGGAGATGCTTGTTCTTAATGATCTTATGACCAAGACTATCTGCCATGATAACTTCTTTGATAAGACCTGGTTGTGTAATGTTATCAATTCCAGATTTTCTGAAAAGTTCTTGTGCTTTGTTTAGATGTTTAATTGCTTCACGAATGTCATCTGTAACATCGATCAGAATAGCGGATTCACTTATATTTCTCATAACGACACCTTATAAAGTTATTCAATGCTCGTAAAATTCGTCCACTTCGTCGTAATCATCGACATGTTCCATCCACGCCTTGGTCAGATTCCGAATAGGACGCTTCTTGGTCATGTCAGTCTGCGGACGCTCAATTCGCTTTCCGCCATACTTCTTGTCCTCTTCATATAGATCGACATAGAGAGGATCGATTTTGCGAGTTGGAGTCTTATTTTTCATAGAATGATATCCATGTTATGTTGGTAGCAGACCTTCGAATGCTTCACTAACGATTGCTGGCGTTAGATATGGCACCTTTAGATCCTTTCTAATCATGTTAGCATACACCTCGGCCTCTTTTGGCTCCAGTGATTCAAGAATCTGAATCAATAGTTCCTCTTTGCGCTTTTCTGTCAAAGTAGGAGGACACTGAGGATGATCCTTCACAAAAAGATATACACGGCGCAAGGCGTCAGTGATATGATTATAAGACATACCTGGCGGCACATCTTCGCTCTTGTATTCTGGGATTTTCTTGATACAAAATTCCACGTTAGGTGAGAATGCTCCCTGTAGAACACTCATTAGAGCAAAGTTTTTGTTTTTGCGAAGAACCTCAATTCTCTCCGCCTTTGTTTTAGCGTTTTTGAAATCATCAAAAACTTCATACACATTCTTAATAGCCATTAGAAGTCTCCTATTGACTCAATCATTGCCTTGAGTCCTTTGTCAATAAAATAGTTTAGCATCTTCTCTTTTGTAGCAGGCTTTGATTCCTCAAAAGCCACTACAATCTTCTTCTGAATTTCATCAGGTATATAGTCAAAATCAACCAGCATTTGATTACGCTTAAACCCACGAAGCATATCAGCGTTACAAAAATCCGTGGCATCTTTCTGAACCCATTCAGAGAGTTTCTTACTGTTTATCGGCTTCTGACGTTCACCAGCGGCAAAGCAGTTGTCAGGCGATAGAAAGTTTGGAATACCATCACCACGATCACCCTTTAGAATATGCTCACGAATGAACGTCTTAGGATCATCAATCTTGATGAACCGCTTTAGAATAGGAGAATACTGTGAAACGTTTGGATACTTCTGTAGTTGTGCGAAGTCTTTGTCCGATGACAAAATGAGAACACTGCCATGCGGAGCCAACCGAGCGGTTAGAACGGCAATAACATCGTCGGCTTCGGCACCTTCGACATTTAGAGTCTTATAGGGAAAGTTGTCACGCAGTTCATCTCGGAGACGATTTAGAACATCAAAGATCATGTTCCAATCCAGACCAGATGCCTCTCGGTCGTGCTTACGATGCGCCTTGTAGAAAGGAAACACATCACGGCGCCAGTAATGCTTGGAGTCGCAGCAAAGAATAACGTTATTGTATTTCGACCGAAACTGTTTTACATTGGATCGGATTGTATTGATACACATATGGCGAATAAGGTCTTCGCTCATTTCATGTTGTTTGGCCACAAACTTTAGATGCTGCATCAAGTTTGAGATAAGAACCTGGTTAAGGTCGATTAGCATGTAAGACATAATATTTCCTTATTGAGTGAATAGATACTATATCACTCTTCCTCGTCAGTGTCAAGATTATCTTTTGCTTGTGTCAATTCCAACATAATCTTTTCGATCTTTTCCTTAATCTCTTCCTTGGTCATTCCTTCACCACCTTCGATTAGCTTGACATTGTTATCCACAAAGTCATGGAGATGATGATCGATTCCAAATGACCGATATACACAAGCCTTGAGTGCGTCCGCTACCAGAACAAAGTCTTTGGAGAACTGTTTGTTTTCCACTTCGACCATACAGTTGTCAAGTTCCGTGATTAGCATTCCCGTTAGGTCATCAACAATAGCATCGGCCAACTTTTGGTCAGCCTTTGCTTGTCGTGCTATAAGATGCTCTTGTGGAACTTCTCGAACCACCTTATGTTTTGGAAACTCGATTACTTTGTCGGTCATTTGTTATCCTTGAAAACTGATTTGTCATTGTAACAAGTATACGTCACATAGCTCCATATTCTGTTAGCATAGTAGAAAGCAGCCTTTTCTGTAATATAAAGCATGTTATCACGAAACGGAGAACTCTCGATATTTAGAAACCTCTCGCCCATTCTCATACACGCTGCCACAATATTGTCCGTGATATCTTCTCGGTCAATATATCGAAACGGACATCTATTAGATGCTAGATGCTTTTCTAAGGAGGCATCGGTATCTGTAACAACAAACACTCCGTTGGAATCAAGCACTCGCCGAACTTCAATCAAAAACAGTTGAGGGTTATCATAACAATGCATCGACTCAACATTTGTTACGATATCGAACGTAGAGTTATTGAACGATATGTTATGAGCATCCATAACATAATAAGAATCGTCCTTGAATACCCTATTAGCAAACGAGATATTGTCCTCGCTGATATCGATCCCTGTGGCGCCAGCGAAACCATAGTTTCCTGTTTTGAACATATTGACCGCACCGCCACGACCACAACCAACGTCCAGAATATTCTTGTTTTCGGTCACAAGATTTTTCAGTAGATGTTGGTATAGGGATTTCTGATAGCCATTGAAGTAGTCGGATGATAGATCGACCTCAGGATCTTCTGTATAATATCCATGATTGAAAAAGGTCAGGATATCAGGACAGATTTCATTGAAGTGTTTATAATGTTGTATTGTATCTAACGGGTTCATTTTACTACTCTCAATAGAAGTGTATCAGTGTTGATACGACCAGTTGCTTTTTGTTCTGTTGTGGTGATGTTATCCATAACCTTGCGAAGATAGATTTTGCCACCTTCGAGAAGAGGTTTGATTACCGCTTCTGGCTTACGGAGTTTCTTTGTGACCGAAGTTGTCTCGTCAAATCCTGTAAGCGTAGACCCTCTGACCGAAAGGCCAGAATGACCCACGGCATTATACACAGAAAGATTACGAGTCTTAGCATTATAAACCCAAAGTTGCGAAGCACCAATAATCTCCTTAGGATCGATACTCTTATATTCATCATTGTTAGGTAGATAGTTCATCTTGGAAACCAGCACACTCGCTGGCTTTACCTTCTTCTTGCGTGGCTTACGAATAGTCTGACCAGCAGAATCCAGTTCTACCATATGATCGATTAGTCGCTTGATGAAAAGCGCCATGATTTTAAGAACTGGCTTACGCCAACCCTTATACGACTCAGCCAACTCTTTGTCTTTGCCTTCGAGGGCTTCGGTGATTTCATTGTATTGAGGACGGAAGTGTTCTGCAATCCTCTTCGCAATTTGCGGTTTAATTCCCTTCTCAAGGGACCACTTCTTAACATCGAACTGAATAACTCCTTCTTGGAAGAACACGTCCAACTGTTCTTCCAACTCGCCGATTAGATCGGACGCTTTATTGTTGATACGGTCCTGGATTGATACGATCTTGACAACTGCCGCTGGTTCTTCGTCGTTATCGATTGTAACAGCAGAAGCAAGTTGTTTGATTCTGGAATAGCAACGATCCCAAACACCATCAGGCAGATTACTGCCATTATGGAGCAAACGGCAGTTCCAACCGATGTTATGAAGATCAATGGCATTTACTTTAGAGAGTTTTGTGATTGTGTCTTTGTTGTATTTGATATACTTGAGGTAGGAGATTGTGAAGTTTTTGGCGTCCTCACTATTATAGAAATAGTTGAACCATGTGTATGCCCTGGCCATATCGCCCTGCGTGGCCTTTTCGGTGACTGTGGGTTCCGGACCCAGATACTTTTCATCAGCAAATTTAGGTCGTCTTACGGTAGCCGACTTTCTCACCTTTTTCTCCTTGTCTTTCAAGATGTTGTTTCCAAAGTTCGTAAAGTTCTTTTTCTAGTTGTGCTGCTTCTATTTCCCACGGCAGCTTTTTATAATCGACCATATGCTCATTGAACATAGTGCCTTGCCACTTTTGATAACTGCCATACTCCATATCTATAAGTTCTTTTCTAGCATACTGTTTGACGTGGACAAGTTCATGTGCCAGTGTCCGAAATAAAAATACAGGTCCAAGGTCTGCGTCAATTTCTATTTCAAACTTACGATGGTTCCTTGTTTCGTCATCTGTCCATGTAGCGAAACCAAAACACTTAGTATTCTTATATAGATTTTTCTTGAGTTTGATTTTGACATGGACATTTCTACTTAGGCGTTTCAAGAGGTAATCGCAAAAAAAGTTTGCTGCGGATCGAATTGATCTAGTATGAACCTTTTTTGCGCTACCTATGATCTTGATTGTTGCCATGTTATCCGAAGATGTATCCGTAATCTTTGAAGTCGTTGATCACACAGATACCATCCTCAGTTTCGCCTACATCATACTCCAATGCCTCGGCAAAGTCAATAGCCTGGTTAAGTGTATGAAATACTTCGCTTTCACCAAACGTTTCCTTGATAGCGGAAAGATTTCCTTCATATAATGCCTTATCAGCATTCCACTCACCATAGATGTTTCCAATGGAATGAGAATAAGAGACACGATATTCAGGACCCTTTTCTGTTTCCGTTAGAAGGACATAGATTCCGTTATCAACCGACATTATTCTTCTCCCTCGTCACCATCATTCATAAAAGTTGATTTGAACAAGCGAACAAACCAAGAGAACATGAAAGGTGCCCAAAGCGGAGCAGTCACCTCTACCCATGTCCAGTTCTGGAGATGGTCGGTCAACTTTAGACCAATGAACAGTAGTGCTAGACCGTCCATAAAGTTGATGCCATCGGACGAGGCTGACACGTTGATGATTTTGCTATTCTCGCTCAAGTTCTTCACCTTTGTTGGTAGATCCATAGGCATTACTTCTTCTTTCTTCCTTTGAGACGACGGGCTTTGCGTTTTGTTGAACCAATCTTACGACGACCCTTGCGAGGTCTATTCTTATGTGGATGCGCCATACTTACTCCCTCAATAGTGTTTTCACGGTTTTCACGGAATCATAACGAAAGGATCGCCATCCATCTGCGTCAATATCCCATACTACCTGAACATCATCATTCAACTGCCGAGCAGGCTTTGCTACCTGTCCATCATATTCTGATAGCATCTGCGGTAGCGGTACATATAGATCAGAAAGAGTGGCACGCATGGTGCGTTCCGTTCCATCTTTCTTCTCAAAGACAACGGTAACAACACCGTTCTTCAAGTCTTCTTTTAGTCCATACTTGTCAATCATAGTTTTCCTTCCTCATGTAGATTGGAAAGTTCATTATAGCCGCCAATGTAACGACTGTCAATAGTGATTACGGGAAAGGTTTTGGCAGTAGGATATAATGCCTTGATAGTCTCTCTGGAAAAGTCTCTTTCTAGTTTATATTCAATAAAGAACTTTCCTTGACTTCTTAGAAGTTCCCTGGCTTTGTCACAGAAGGAACATTCATCTTTGGAATAAATTACGATAGCCATGTTTACCTCATTGTCTTATATAATAGCAGAATCATTTTGGAATGTCAAGTGAAAAATCTAAAAACGCTAAATAGATGTAGGTCGCAGGATTGCCGTCCTCACCTACTCTAACGCTAAACAGGAGCGCCAGCATATGTCTTACTATATATACGCCTATATTCGTCAAAACGGAACTCCCTATTATATCGGTAAAGGAAAAGGTAAACGAGCCTGGAGTATTCATCCTGGTGTTTCTGTTCCTAAAGATCCTTCTCGCATAGTCATAATGGAATCAAACCTAACTAATGTGGGCGCCTGTGCTTTGGAGCGCCGATATATTAGATGGTTCGGTCGCAAAGACCTCGGCACTGGTATTCTCATAAACAGAACCGAAGGAGGTGATGGTAATACTAGTCCTCGTTCCGACGAATGGAAAAAAGAACATAGTGTAAAAATGTCAGGATCTAATAATCCTATGTTTGGTAAAACAAGAAAACCCATTGATCGTTCATATATGAAAACCGAAGAATATCGTAAGAAGATAAGTGAAGCAAAGAAAGGTAAACCTAATCTAAAACTCCGTGGTCGTGTTTTCACCGAAGAATGGAAAAGAAAGATTAGCGAGTCCAAGAAGAAACCCTTACTTTAGTGCTTTCACATGAGTTCGCCTAACTCTCAAAAAAATCCAATCGTTATAATAGTCCTCGGAAATCAAAGCGTTTCGGTCAAACTGTTCCTTCGCTTCCATATACGAAGCCTCGCCTTTACTCTTACATAGATAGAGGATTTCTCTTGTGAACTTTTCTTTGCCGAATAGATCAACATGCGAAAGGAGTTCTTTGTTTGAACCATAGTAATCCAGCCAATCCGAATCAACCTGTTTCTTCACTCGCTTACCTTTTCTCTTGGTGCTGCGAGTGAAACGAAACAGTTTCTTGCCTACATATTTCTTATCAGTGACCGTGTTTGTTATCAGATAAACAAACGCCACATATCCATCTGGTATTTCAGTAAGTGGTTCTTTGTTGTATGTCCATGCCATACAGATATATAGTCATCGATTTATAAACCAATCATATATCTTGGCAGAAACAACAATCAAAATACCGTAGACTATTACCAATAGAGGTGCGATAAAAAGAAGATATGTCCATGCGTCAATCTTCAAAGGCTTCTACCTCTGGCGGATACTTTTCGTTCCACACTACATCAAATGCCGGATCGATATCAAGATATCCTTCCATGCCTTTGACTTCAAACTCTTCCAAAACTTCTAATAGAATCCTGTATGTTTCTTCTCGTTCTAATACACCAACATCGCTTTCAACATACTGTTCAATAAACTGTCCAAATATGGCCGCTCTTTCTCCGGTCATCCTTCTTTATCCTTTCTGAAATAAGACATGTAACTTGTGACAGAATCGGAGAACATCTTATAACTGAAAGCCGCTGCGATAAACACATTTCTATACCATTCATAAACTAGATTTCTAGCCAACAAGTCCGACTCTTTTATTTTCTTTCTTCTGGGTCTTTTCTTTAGTAAAGACTTATCTTCTATCATAGTCTCAAAAAACTTTATTCTTCCTTCTATGTAAAGTTTGCCCTTCTCCACTTGAGGATCATTTCTCAAAAGTTTAGAAACTCTCCTTAGATGCTTTCTATTTCTCATTGAAATGTGGAGTTGTTCAAGTAAGATTTCGTCAAGTTCATTCATACCAAATTTTCTACAAACTGATCGGTTGCTGCTTCCCATGAGAAATGCTTTGCTCTCGCTACAGCATCTTCTCGTTTGAGATGGAATGCCCTACAAATGGCATGTTCCAGATCATCATCAAGATAACCAGACTTGCCTTCTTCAATGATATATTCATTCACATCATTATAAAAAGCAGCAACAGGTAGACCACATGCCATCGCTTCAAGCACGACAAGGCCAAATGTATCTGTCATGGATGGCCATGCGAACACATCTTGTACCTGTAATGTTCTAGCGATTTCTTCTGGAGTTTTTCTGCCTAGGAATATGGCATCTGGATATTTTGCTTTGTATTCTTCTAACTGTGGACCATCACCAATAATAAACTTCACAATACTTTCATTCGGTATCTTTAGAAATGCTTCTAGGTTTTTCTCGGCTGATACTCTACCTACATAGATAGCACGAATGACCTTTTCTACTTCCATCTTCTTCCAATTCGGATCGGGTTTGAAAAGGTCAGTATCAACACCACGAGACCATAACTTTAGGTTTTTGATACCCAATGAATTACAGTAATCAACCATGGCGGGGGTAGGAACCATAACACAATCGCTGTTTCTATGGAACCAACGAAAATACCGACCAGTAATTCTTGGTGGTATATAAGCATGTTCATAAAGATAATCTGGATACTTAGTATGGAACGATGTGGTATAGCGTCGTTTATACTTCTTGCAATAATGTCTAGCGGCAAGACCTATGCTTCCTTCTGTTGCTATGTGAATGTGGTTCGCATTCTTCACATATTCATCAGCGATACCCATAGGCAAAAGTGGCATATAAATGCCCGTTGATGGTTGTAGTGGAACTGTCACCTTGAACATACCAGGATG